CCCACCTTTCCGTGCCGTTGCGATCCTTGCCGTCCCCTGGTGCAAAACCCGCCGTCCCCAGCACCGAGGCCGGGTTGGACAGGCACCGAAGGACGGCAGGCTTATGTTCGTCGTGGATTCCCGGCCTCGACTTGCTACCATTGTCGGCAATTACCCTATAAAACTAATAGGCAAAATGCTTGAGCAACGCAGAATTATTGAGAAAGTAGTGCTGTAAATGGCAAATGAACCGTGGAAACCAGGTTCAAGCTTGGGATCGAAGCTGTGTCAGTTTCCAAAGGGCCATCAACTCCTACGAGCGCCGCTGTTCGCCAAGGCACTTCATGCACTTGGACGGCGCAAAATTCTGCACCCGGAACCAAATGGTGAACTTAAAGAACGAACACGCTTCGAGGCATTAGCACTTCGGTTATGGCAATGGGCACTGTGTGAACCCGAACATTCATGGCAAGTGCCCCTGATCATGAATTCGCAGCTTCAACTATTGCGTCGGCTTGATCCGGTTCCCAAAGATGATAAGCCGGCAGTCAACGTAGTAGTGGCCAACGACCAGCAAGTGCAATTAGCCAACAGTGTCATGCAGGCTCCATCCGGCGAGCGAGGTTCTGCACTTATCGCTATACTTAAACAGCATGGATTCCTCGATGCTGATGGCACAAATGGAAAGCAAAGCCTTCCGAGCACGCAAGCTGATACACAAACTCAACAGTGATTTTCAAGAGGGCAAACCATGCCCTCCAATGCTTGAGCGTCTATTGCTCTTCTACCGTTGGTGTGAAAGTGGACTAGCGATTATTCGTTCGCGCGAGGCAACGCTCATCCCGCTCTGCCTCAATGACGTACAGTGCATTGTTCTTGCCACTGCGATGAGCCAGGCGGCAAGAGGGCAGCCGGTACGGCTGGTGATCCTCAAGCACCGGAAGCCCGGCGTCAGCACCATGGTGCAAGCTCTATTCTTTTTCTTTTGTGCACACTACGGCAATCAGATCGGCAATATGCTGGCACACCAAGCGGCCAGCACGTCGGAAATCTTCCAAATCAGCAAACTCATGGCCGAGCATTACCCATACACGGCACTGGGCGTAGGGCAGAACCAGATAAGCTTCGATGGCGGTTCGCGGTTCATCTGTCACACTGCTGGCGGTGAATCGTTCGGGGCCGGCGGAACGCCGAACCTGTTGCACCTATCGGAAGTGGCCCTATGGAAACAGAACAAGCACGAAACGGAATATGCATCGACTCAGGCCGTGCCATTTGATCCATGCACCGTCATTATCTACGAGTCCACGGCACGAGGGCGCGATTTGTTCTATGAACGATTCGAAGCTGCTCATGATCCGAGCAGTGCATATGAGCCATTGTTCTTTCCTTGGTACATGAACGATTGGGCTACGTCGCCGGCCGATGCTGATGTCTCGATCAACGATGAAGAACAATGGCTTGTCCAAAGCGCACACGATAACGGCGTTAGGATTACGCCAGGCCACATCGCTTGGCGACGCATGAAGCTGGCCGAACTAGGCGAGATCACGTTCCGGCAAGAGTATCCGTCAACGGCGGAAGAGGCAGTACGAGGCACGCGTAGTCTGGTTGTCCCGCACCTGGATAGCTGCATAATTGAGGACGTGCCTTATGTCTACGCCGGTATGGAATACTTCACGAATCGGGTAGGCGGCATTGACTTCGGCTACAACGATGACACCGTGATCATCAGTGCGGTGCGATTTGGTCAAGTTATATTCGTTATTGACGTGGCTGTATTCGCACAATCGTTATCGACTGATCAGGCATCGGCCATTATGGTCGGCCACAGATACTTCTGCGATCCGAGTGCGCTGGCCGCAAGGAAGGAACTCGAAAAACTCCGGCCTGATGCCACATTCATGGCTGCACCCATAATGGCCAAGCCGCAGGATTCGGAAGCAAGCTGGCAGCGTGTACGAGCTATGATATTAGCTGGGAACTTGAAGATAGTCCGTTCGTGTGCAGGACGCCTGCTTCGTGAATCGGAATCATTGATCTACAATGAGCGGACAGGCTTCCCGGACAAGGGGCGTTCAGAAGCCTGCGGGCATTATGATGCTTTGGATGCTCTGCGATATCTTGTGAACGGCGTCGCCGGCTGCGACATTAGGCCGTTGAACGTGAAGCACACTCGCGGCTTCAGTCTGAGAAAGGACTTGATGATATGATGATCAATGTACGCGAGACGAGCCCGGTGCTGGCCCGTCTACATCATTCAATTTACAAGCCGTCTTTGTCGATTGACTACAATCGTCGGTATCTCACCGATTTCCCCACCCCTAACAAATTCTCTGCTTGGTGGAAACAGATTGATGCAGGGGATATTGCAGCCGCCATAGAGATGACGGAGGAAATGGAAGCCAAAGATGCTCACTTGCAAGATGTCGCAAGCCGCCGGCGAGAAGCCTTGACGGCATTAGATTGGACGATCGTGCCTGCAAGTAAAGACGCATCGGACGAAGAAATGGAGGTTGCAGCATTCGTTCAGGGAACATTGGAACAACTACCGAGTTTCCCAGTTGTGCTTGAGCACCTGGCGGAAGCCATTGGCCCGGGTATCTCGGTCGCCGAATTGATTTGGAAGCGTGGTCGGCTGGTGGATATCGTCTCAGTACCCGGCCATCGACTGCAAGGCAGTTTGTTCAATCCTACGCAAATCTATGTGGAGACGGAAGACAATAGATATCCAGGCGTGGCGGCAGTTCAGCCGAAATTCGTAACCTACACGCCGAGCAGCCGTGCCGGGTTCCCGATGCGCGTAACGATCAGCCGAGCGCAATCCTACATTTGGGTGATTAAGCATTTCTTAATTGCCAGTTGGAGCGGTTACATTGAGACCTTCGGCCAGCCGGTTCGCACGGCTAGTATCGAACCGGGCGTGCAGGATGACGTCAAAGCTGAAGTCAAGAGTATGTTGGAGAATATGGGTACCGAAATGTATGCCATGTTCCCCAAGGGGGTGGACCTGCAATTCCTTGAAGCGGCTAAACATAATCAGCCGTTCGAGGGCATGATTGATTGGATTGAGGCTAAGCAATCCATTTTGTATCTCGGCCAAACATTGACGACCGAGCAGGGCAATGTCGGCAGTCTTGCTCTAGGTCGCGTACATGAAAACGTGCGAGCCTCCATCACCTTCTCAGATGTGCAGAAGGAACGCCGCATGATCCGCGAGCAGATCATTCGGCCTATTGTCATGTTTCGTTGGCCGGGTCGTGATGTACTCATTCCCAAGTTTCAACGGCGGATCATTGAAGCGCGTCAACTTGATGCTGAACGCACGGACTTGGACAAGATTCGGCTCATGCGTGAACTGGGGTTGCCCATAGACTCTTCGGTCATCTACGAGCGTCTCGGATTCCCGCTGCCAAAGGATGACGGCAAGGATGGCTGATCCTCTTCCGAAAGTTCTCATTGCCGTGCCACACATGGGCTGGATACATGTGGACTTGGTATGTGCAATGATGGGTTGGATGAGCGATGCGCGTGTGGACAAGAGATTCTTTTTCAACAACGCCGTCCCCTGCGAGAATAATCGGAACCAGATCGCAAAACGCTTCTTGGACAGTGATTGCCAATGGCTTATAACCATCGATGACGATAATGTGCCGCTGCGCAACCCGATCGATTTGGTGATTCGGTATCCGAACATAGACGTCATCGGTATCCCATGTCCATTGTGGCAATTGAAAGAGCTTGATCGCAATCCATTCTGTTGGAACTTCTCGCGCTATGGCGACGAAACGGAAGACGGTTTAGCTGCCGTGGATCATGTAGGGACCGGGTGCATGATCATCCGTCGCAAAGTTCTGGAAACGATACAATCGCCCTTCTCGTCTGAGTGGAACCCGGACGGCATATTGCGTTATGGAACGGATGTGGCCTTCTGCCGAAGATGCAAGAAAGCCGGATTCGGAGTCTTCATCCACACGCATTATGTGTGCAGACATTACAAGGAGATTGATCTTGAGCTTGCTCTCCGATGCATTAGACAATGCCGCGCAGGTGGAGTGGCAGACGAAACAATACGATTGGAAGCCGATTCCTTGGATGTCCTACGCACATCAGGCGGCGCTCCAGCATGTAATCACGTCGCCTGACTGCCGGAAGTGTCTCGAATATGGGTCCGGCGGATCGACGGTATGGTTGTGCTACACGAATCCCTTGTGCAAGGTGGTGTCTCTTGAAGAGGACGTGTATTGGATCAATCGTGTTGCGGTTCTGTATCGCAGTTTACAGGACGCGGGAATGGAACTGGCGTCGCTTAGTTTGTATTACAGCCAGCCGGATGGAGATAGCTTGCAAGAGTTTGGGCAACCACCACATGCACGATTAACGGACATGTTTGATTGCGTATTCGTTGATGGGCGTTCTATGGGGCGACCCAATCAGTTGCAAGAAGGCTGGTCTAAGTTGCTTCCTGGAGGTTACATGATCCTCCACGATGCCGAACGGGCGGAGTATGCAGAGGCGCTATCTGCGATCGTGCAGGGCTGTTCCGAAACCTGGAATAAAGGGCCACCGGGCAGTGCGCACTTGTTTATTGGAAAAAAATCTTGACTGAGCAGCCGATAGAACAAACACTTGCGACTCTGCTCACTAGACAGCAGGCAGCACGAATACTTAACCTTAAAGTCATTACACTGGATATGTGGCGATATAGACATACCGGTCCGCCATATGTTAAACTCGGCCATTCAGTGCGGTACCAAGCGTCTGACTTGCATGAATGGGTGACTACCCGACGCATCTCACCTGTTGACAAATAACAGCTTGCCGCGTTTAATTCTGCGCCATGGTCGATGTGTTGGTCTCCAGTCGCAGCATCACGCCGCGTGCTCCTCGCCGCATTCTTCTCCTACATGCCGGTGACATCAACTGGTCCGGTATGACGGCATTCCTGGACGAGTCTGCCGCACAGCAAATCATCGAGGATTTCAAGCGGCAGGGCGTGCAGTTGCCTGTTGATTACCATCATCAGACGACAAAGGCCGAAGACGGCCTGGACATAAAGGCCGAAGCCGCGGGATGGATCACTGATCTGGTATACGTCGCGGGTAAAGGGCTCTACGGTTTCGTGGAATGGACTGATGAAGCGCGAGAACTCATTGAATCTAAGAAATTCAAGTACATCAGTCCGGTTGTGTATTTTGAGAAGGCTACTGGGAAGCTTAGTGGCTTACATAGCGTGGCGCTAACAAACAGGCCGCGTACGCGCGAATTGCCGGAGTTGTTGGCACAAGCTGCACATAGAAAGGACGCAAAGACAATGGCAGGTGACATCAAGGCAGATGCGAAAGAGAAACAAGCTGCCGTCATGGATGAAATGCCGGCGGTCGATCCGGTCAGTTCCGCCTTGAAAGAAATTATCAGCGTTCTTGGTTTAAGTCCCGAAGCTTCCATGACGGAGGTTTTGCAGGCCGTCATTGCCAAGATCGGCAAAGGAAACCCTGAAGAGGAAGAGGAGGACGAAGAGAAAGAAAGCCAAGAGGAGACGGCACATATGGCTGAATTGAAGATCAAGGCCGAATCATACGATGCAATGGCCGGTCGAATTGCAGCCCTGGAAAAAGCTGCGGCTGACAATCAGGAAAAGGAGAAGCAGCGCACTGCTGCTGAACTTGTAGAGGAACAGATTGAGGCAGGTCGGCTCTTACCCGATGCCAAAGACGCCGTGGCTGCTGCAAAGGACTTAGCCAACAAGGATCCCGAAGGCTTCAAAAAGATTTTCGCGGCCATGCCTGTAGTTGCACCTCCGGGACGCGTGATGACCGAAGGTACATTCGGTGCATCCGGCAGGCCCTCCGATCGGACAAGCCTCATCGCTGCTGAACTTCGTGGCTATGACAGCGAAACGCATGTCCTTAAGACCACGAAAGCCGGATGGGTGAATGCGGGTCTTATGGCCGCCGGATTGCCACGGCTGACACGCGATGAAGTGAAAGCCTTGGACACCAATAGCAAAGCAAAGGAGAACTAAATGGCCGCATTAGCAGCAGACAGAGCGGTTCCAACGAACATATCCGGATTGGATCAACTGCCAAGCGGAGGCGTGCGAAATTATGGAGTGGTCGCCAGTGACATCGTCTATCAGGGTTCCTTCGTAAATCTTGGTAGTGGGTATATTCGTCCTTGCAGTGTCGGTGCTGCGCAAGTTGTCGGCATTGCTCTGCACAAGGCCGACAATGCCGCTGGTGCCGCAGGTGCGAAGAGCGTACAGGTATGGACTGGAGGTCTCTTCCAGCACGCATTGGCTGCTGCCGCTGTTACCGACATCCAAGCGGCCGGAAAATTGGTCTACGCGGACAATGCGAATAGCAATGGTGATCATGTATTGACGTTCGTGAGCACGGCCAACAGTTTAGTCGGTCGTGTAGTAGACGTGCCTGCCGCGGGGCAAGTCGTCGTGCGTATGCTGTGGCCGCAAAGCAGCTAAGGAGAATAACAGATGCCAAACCTTCTCAAACAACTTACCCAGCGCGAAGCACTCGGCAAGTTCGTCGATGCAATGGATGCGGCACCGAATATCTGGCAAGGCTGGTGTACGGAAGTCGAGTCCACCAACGAGAGCGAGCAGCATTCGTGGTTGGGTGCCATGCCTAAGCCCAAGGAATTCGCAGGTAGTTATGCCTTCGAAGGACTTATGGACTTCACGTACAACATTGCCAATAAGGAATTCACGCTCGCATTCGTCATCGATCGCAACGCACTGGAGGATGATAAGACCGGCGAGATCGATCGGCGTATCAGTCAAGCCGCCCAATTCTGGTCCTTGTTCAAGGATGAGCAACTCAAGGATAAGCTGGAAGCAACGACGACGGATACGTACGACGGCGTGGCGTTCTTTTCCGATTCCAGAACGATCGGTGCATCGGGCACCATTGACAATAACGTCGGTGTAGCAGCGACGGTGGAAGCCAATCCGACAACGACTGAATTTCTGGATGCATTGCGTGATGCTGTCGCAGCCTTGGAGGGCTTCGCCGACGATCAGGGACGTGCCGGATACAATGCCGCATCAGCCTCCGAGTTCCGCGTCATCGTTCCGCCGAAGTATCGCAAGGCGGCGACGGAAGCGCTGAATGCGACGATCATCGTCAATACCAGCAACCCCTTCGGTCAGAACCTGGCACAACTGGACGTCCTGCCCTATCTGACGGCAGCTAACAATGTGTTCTTCATGGCTGCGACTGGAACGCCGCAGCGACGGCCGTTCATCATGCAAACACGGACGCCGTTTGAACTTGATGTACTCAGTGATGATGCGTCTCTGGCTGAGAATCACGGCCTCAAGTTCATCGCTCGGCAGAGGTATCACTTGCAATACGGCGAACCGCGCAAGGCGGTTAAGAGTACCTTCTCTTAGGATTGAGATATGGTCATCATTGACAAAGTAAGCGGAAGGCCGTGGAATAATGCGAATGCTGCGCTTAAGAGCCGTTCCATTCGTGCACAAGTCGTAAGTGAATTGCGAAAGCGCGATACGGAACGAGGAATACCTGAGAACGGGCAAGTATACCGCGAGGAAGTCACCACGGTTAAGAAAAACGGGCAGGAAGAAGTCGTAAAACGCGTGTGCATTGTTGATCCCATTCTTGCGGCCCTGCGACATAAACCGGAAGAGGTGGATACATTGCATCGTCTACGGTGGCTGGAGTTTGCATCTGAACCGCAAGACGAAACAGCGTTTATAGACTCCGTGAATAAAACGGCCTTAGCTGCCGAAAAAAACCGACTCAAAAAGAAAGCCGATGAATTGGGGCTGATTGATGGGCAACTACGCGAGCGTAGCAGACTTGCAAAACAGGTTCGAGAACAATGAGGCGGTTGCTCATCTTACGAACACGATAGATGAGACCGGCGTACCTGATACCGCCGTACTCAATGAAGTCATCGACCATGCCGAAGGCTTCATCAACAGCTTTTGCGGCAATCGCTACAAAGTGCCGGTCAGCACGACGGACGCCGGCGTTGCTGCCATGCTCAAGGGAATCACGCTTGATCTGGCGGCGTATTTCTTAGTGGCTCGCCCGGGAACCGAAGTTTTGGCTGGAATGCAGTTAGCATATGACCAGGCTGTTGCATGGCTGGAACTCATACGTGAAGGGAAGGCCGTCTTGCCATCGGCCGCCACGCTCGCCAGTACCGGAAGCCGTGATCCATTATTCGGCTGGGGTCAGTCCAGTACCGCAGTCACCAGCCTCCGACGATTTGCCATTGCACAGCAGGAACAGATCTGATGATCGAACAGATCGAATTGGCACTGATCAAGCAATTCGACGGCGATATGCGTCTCGTCAAGGAGGCTCGCAAGCTCTATCCAATCGGAGAAGAGCAGCAAGTAACGCGACCTTACGTAACACTTGCAATGACGATGGCCGAAAACGTATCGGCCTTCCAAGAGCATCAGGAGCAATGGGAAGCCACGTTCACGATCCATACTTCCTCGGTAACGCCGAGAACCGCGAAGCGCATTGCGCAACATCTGCTTCGGGTGTTTGGCGATCAAGTATTCTCATGCGGCGATGGAGTGCAGATAACGGGCATGTGGCTTACCGGTAGTTCGCCACCGGAGCGAGTTGAGGACTTGGCAAACACATGGCAGATGGAAGTGACTTTCGAGGTCTTTGTTGACCGTGCGACGGCAGTTACGGCGAACATGTGATGGCACTATCAGCGACAAAAGTTAGGCGAATCGAGTTCAATCTCAATCGCATCATTACGCGCAATAACCGCGTTCTGTCGCAAGTCCTGAACGACCTGACAGGCGAGATTGAAGCGGAATACAAGCACAGATTGAGCGCAAAGCAAGCGCCACCGCCATCTAAGCGCGGACAGATTCCGGCACGAGACAGCGGCCAACTCGTGGATAATACACATGTCATCCGCAAAGGTCGTGAGATTATTGTTACCACGCTTCAATACGGAGTATGGTTAGATGGAGGCACTAGTACTATCGCTGCACGCCCTTGGATTCGCCGTCTACTGCACAACCGTCGTGCCTATTGGTCCAAGCGTACCACTGCATTGTTGCACGCTCATTCGAAAGGCCGCTAGCGGATGGCCACATTAGGACAATCCATTTCCGGCGTACGCGGCAAAGTACTCATCGGAACCAATCGTATTACGATAACGCCCGGTGCTCAGGATGCAGTCGGTACGGTGGCCGTCGGCAATATCATCCGATGGTCCGCCACCATTGCCCGAGAAATACTTGATGCCAGCACCTTCGAGCAGCAAGACAATGCCCGGCGCAAGCTAGGCGGCATGATGTCCCTCACCGGCAGCGTCGAAGGTCGAATGGACAACATCAATCTATTCAATCTGATCCGCATTCAGACGGAAGACGTGATCGTCGATACTGCGCCAGGGGTGGGTGATCCTGCGTGGTTCGATCTTTATACGATCGGCACTGCCGGTTCTACATTAGGCTATCGGTTCCAAGCACTGGTAAGCAACATCCGCATGGATACGCCAAAAAACGGATGGGCGACGTTTACTTTAGATTTCCAGAGCGACGGTGACATAACCATTCCCGCGGCGGCTCCATAATGGCACTTGGCACACAGATAACCGGCGTACGAGGTCGCATCACGATTCCACTTGCAGCAGGATCGTTCAGCGCCAGCCCCGTATCCGCTACAGGTGAAGTCGCTATTGCCCATGTGACTCGTTGGACGCTCAGTATCCGCCAGGAAATGCTACCGAACGACACATTCGATACTCTCACAAACTCGCGCAAGATCGTAGGCGGTTTGTACGATGCAACGGGTACTGCTGAAGGATATCTGGATAGTGCGAACGTCGTGAAGATAGCCGATTTGCAACTTGAGGATGCTTTGCCTACCGCCGGCTTCAACCTCTACACGCGCGTGATGACAGCGCCGGAAGCAGCGGCGGATATAGGCTACAAGTTCTCAGGCATCATCAGCAATGTGCGCCTCGACGTTCCCAAAACCGGTCAAGCTACGTTTTCGTTGGACTTTGAGAGTAGTGGCGAAATTCTGAACGCCGATGCGATTACTTAAGGTGCAATGGCTACGACCCTATCCCTTGTTTTGCGCGACACCCTGCGAGGTTACTACCGCAGCGATACAGACCTCACCAAAGCTGCGGAATTGATCGAAATTGATCTTCCCCCGCAGTTCCAGAAGTTTACAAACGGCACCGGTGTCCATCAAGCTAATCGTTTCGTAAGCGATAAGCTCACAGTTGGAATAGGGGGCACCAGTCTTGACGTGCGTGGCACCACGCTGTTGGACATTTTCGGCCAGGCTTTCAACCTGACGGTCCTGCGTGCCATACGCGTCTGCAATATCGAGGACACGACGGGCACATTAGAGATATCCGGCAATCTCATTACCAGTATCTATTCCGGCACTGGTGCAGGATTCAAAGACTTTCTAGGCCCTCGCGCCGTATGGCACAAAACATTCCCGGTAGATGGTCTACCGATCACTGCCGGCGTAAATGACATTATTACATTTACGGCACAATCTGGAAGCATCCAGATGCAATACGACCTCATAGGAGCACAGTAAATGGATTTGAGCATTGACGCACAGAGACCGTTCAGCTTCGCAATGAATGGGCGCACTTATACCATTGGAGCACTGACCATCGGCGATCGCTTCGATATTGCCAATTCTATACGTGGCGATCGGGTGAGCCAGTTTCTGGCGACTGTCGAAACGGTACGATTGCCATACGAGGTCGTCAGTGCGACGCTTGCGGCCATCATGTGCAAGGACGTGACGATGGAAGTTATGGTAGGCACTCCGGAGGGCGAGTTCTACAGTATCTATTATGCATTGCGCCGCGGTGATTCGAACATTACCAAGGAACAGGTACGGCTCCTTATGCCGATGGCGCGGCGTATCATTCAGGATGTCCTCATTCATGCCCACCTGCTGGAAAAACGGCTGGAGCAACAGCCGGACCCTACAATCTCTTTGGCTGGGGCGCTGGCGACACCCGTGCCAGAGATGATTGGAATAAATGCGTAAGCACGATATGCCATGAATACCACATGTCTCCACGACAAGTATATGAGTTGACGCCCGCGGAATTCGCCATGCTCTTGGAGGCCCTGCGTGCCAGCCAAAACCACGATTAGCGAAGCGGAGATACTGCTAACCCTGAACGATACAGCGGCGTTCACGGCACTGCGAGATGCAAAGGGACGGTTCATATCTTCCATGAAAGCATTTCAGGATGTTGCCGATCATACGCCTATACGCTTGACCGCAAGTACGATGGGAACAGCAGTGTCGCAAGCGGACAATCTGGGACGCTCCTTCGAGGTAACAAGCTTACGATTGCGGACTTTGAATCCTCTTCTAGGGCAATTATCGGGACAACTACCGGATGCTGCACAACAAGCATTGAATCTTGTTTCAGCATTGCAGAGTATGGGATATAGTATATTTGGACCATTGGGGGCCATTGCTGGCATAGCATCATTGACCGTAGCACTCATCAAAAATCGGGACGCTTATTCCGATTGGGTGCTATCGTATGTGGGCTGGTCTCAGAGTTCGCCATTATCGCCCAAAGAAATGGACAAATTAGCACGCGAACGGGAAACATTCACCCGAGCAGCAGTAAGCATGGCTCGCTTGAAACTAGAATTGGATCGATCACGAAGCAGCGGCGGCATGGATGAGTTTCGTCAATTGGCCATTCGTGAAATGCATATCGGTATGCCCGGTGCCATTCCCAACTACGAAGAGCAAGCTGATATCATGGTGGCAATAGAAAATCAACGCCGTGCCAAAGAGCGTGCTGCGGCAGAAGAGCGACAATATGCACAAGAACGCCAGGACCATGCTCGGCAAGAAATAGAAGATCAACGATCCAGGCAGCAGGAATTTGAAGACGCAGAAAAGGCCGCTGCCGAATGGGCAAGGGCTTTTAGACAAAACATAGCGGAGAAAGACGCAGCAGCTTTGGCATTGCCTTTGACTTCTTTAGATGCCATGCGTCGCGTACGGCAAGAGGCGGATCAAATGGAAAAGGAATTGATGTCATCGCGTCTTATCGAAGATGTCATTCCAGAGATATCGCGAATGACTGGCACAAGCGAAGCACTTCTACGTCGCCGCTTCGGAATTGCGGATGTGGCCGGAGGCGGCGCAGGCGGCAAAGGTAGCCTGCTTGCCGGTCTTTATACGAGCATCGGCTCAGCAGGACGACCTGCGTCAGGTAGTGACGACCCGGAACGACAGCAAGTAAAACTATTGCAGCAACAGATTAGGATTCTTGAAAACATGGAACGTGAACTACAGAAGGGTGGTCTCCGATAGCACGGGTACAGGAAATACTAGGCAGTCGTTCCGGCAGTTCCATATCGCCAGATGGCATCCGGCTGCCGCGCGTCTTTGACGTGATCTTGGATCGTCCCACCGACGATCCGGCATTAACGCTGCAGCGCACAGTCGGCGGTGTACCGCTCTTCTCGCGGCATCCCTGGAACTTCCTTATGATGGCTGATTCCTATGAGGAATTAGCGTCTCCGACTTCAACACACAAGATCGTTCGAGTCGATTATAGATTTGCACCCATCATATCAGAGCGCACCCTTGGAGTTCATGCAGGCTGGGATATTGAATTCCTTGGATTGGATATTCCGATTCAACTACTGCAAGAAGTACCGCCTGGTACGAGATTCATCGGCTCACCGACCTTCCGCAAGACGCAAGCAGGAGAATCAAGTCCATTGTATGCTGAAGTGGAAGGGCTCCCTGTATCCCTCATAGAGACCGGCTTCGCTGATGACGAAGGTGTGCCAAGCAGCCTAGCGGCAGCGCAGTTGAATCTGCATAAAATCACTAATGGCTTTTTGCTTGGAAACTCACTTTTGTTGGCATCCTACAAAAATACCGTAAACGACGGATATTTCTATGGCGCTCCACATGGGCATGTGAAATTTACTGATTACGTGATCCGCACCCAATCTGGAACGGCCTTTCACAGTGGAAGCGGCCTCGGTAATCCCATTACGTCCTTGTCCTGGGATGTAACATTACAGTTCATGTATTCCTTTACCCGTCTGGATATTGAACGACGTTTCGCACGCTTCCAGCAGAATGATGGAAGCTTCACACCAGTATACTTCGGCGGCCTACGATATTATTATGATTTCCTTGTGGCCGAAGCACGCAATTTTGCAATTTTGATGGGACTATTCCCATGAGGTTTCCGCTATTTCAACGAGGCAAGAACTGGCGGGACTTCTCTGCAAGGGAATTGGCGGACGTGATGAACGCCGTCCGTGCCTTGCACAATATGACAGCCGATCCGCCTTTGCAGATACGCAAGGATTCGAGTGCATTTCACATCGGGTTCAAGCACATTCCAGAAACACGTCAATTGCGCGGATTTATCATCCGCGAGATCAATAATGATTATCTTCTAGGCGACGGCATGGAGGATACCGTACGCCAACACATCGCGAAACCCTTCCATTTGCGCCTCAATCCATTCGACGGCCAAACGATTGACGACATCCAATACAATTACATTGACAGCAACGAAAGAACCTTGCGCCATCTGGATGGTAGCGAGCAGACGCAACTCCTGTCGCCCGCCTACAAGATTGGAGAACCAATCTTTGCCGCAGCTATTCAAGCCGTGCGGGTGGAAGCAGAAGGCGAAGATTTGCGCCTTGATCTCGTGGATGCAAATGTCGATGCACGAAGCTGGGATGGTGGAGGTGCGACCAGCGGATTTAAGTACGTCGTCATCCTGCACGAACCACCGGAGAATGCCAACACCATCGAAGTGCAAGAGATACGCTACCTGATCAACGATACTCAGCCGGTTCCGTTGACCGGCCTGTATGAGCTTGTCGGTGAGCCGTTCCCGGCGTTTGCTGAACCTGGTGCTGAACCGGTTGACTATGCTCCGTTCGTCATCGACGCTGCAAGGCCGCCGTCGTTGCAAACTGCTAAGGGGAAAGTGCTGCAATTGCATGGTGTTGGTGGGTTCCCGATCGTTGCACTGCCTACCATATCTTCCAGCGTTGAATTTGCCGTTGTGCGCAACGCACGCTTCCTAGACGTAGAGATTGAATACGTGACCGTTAATGCGACGACTGGCGTGGCCTCACTGACGGGCCGCCGTGAATTCGTGCGGTATTGGCCGAATTCAGCCGCTGGGCAGTACATCAACCACACGTTCAACGCCACTAGCGGCTTCAGTCGCACGCAGGTCATGCCGGTTGTTACGGTCAATGGTGAACGGTTCCTCATGCAGTATCTCAACGTGCGTACGGGTGCGCCCGTGGACCGTACGCGCTTAGTGAATTGCCCGATATGAGCATTTGGAAAGAAACATGTGCATGCCTGTTGACTCTAGATGGTCCGCCATTTCGGCGATTCTGGGTAATTGCTGGCTCCAGTTGGCGCGAGCCTCCTATTTGGGGCAATCCGGGTAATTGTTCCAACTTCTGTGTGTTTATAACTCGGGAAGCCCAGACTCTAGATTGTTTCTGCAGCACCCCGTTCAGATGCTACAGGGAGAGCGACCTCGGCGTTGCAACCAGCGATTACGTGGGCTGTCAAAGTTCTCCGGGAGATTCATGCTTTGATGCCGACGAGGATTGCGACCGCCGTACAATGGACCTCCTTGATCGCATACGTGATCATATTCGCAATGAAGGAAGCACGTACGAATCATTCCCGGGCCGTGAGGGCACGTGTGTGGATTGCAGTCGCGTCGGTCATGTTAGCTGGGCATGCCTTTTATATCCTCATTGGAAAGGCCCTTCTCGCCACACATGCACCGGCGCCAATAGTTGTATGTGTAAATGGTTCAAGCATGAGTTTGGCTCATGGCATGAATCGCGACTTTTCTATTGCCCTGGAGATGTGCCCTGCTGTCACCCCTTAGCGCGAACTTGTAATGAAGTTCATCCGGATTGTTGTGATGACATCATTTTGCAAGCCGCAAATTGCCAAGTTGGATTAGAGCGGCAACTATGTGAGGTGCCAAGCCCCAATACGAGCTGTTGTTCCTGCGGCTGGTGTTGCGATGCGCCCAGCTTCGGTTTTTGTGATATCGGATACGGGGAAATACGCGATCCATTTAGTCGGTGCCATGAGCGTTCGGACCGCCCTTGTAGAGTGCAGGCGGTAAACCCCGAATACCGTACGCCATGCGGGCATCTGACTGCGAGCATGGTAGTTGACGACGACGTGGATTATGCACAGTCTCTCACGGTTAGCGAACGGGAACTGGTATACCTACGTTCTGAACCAGAGCCCCATCGCATTGCAGGCCATCTCGAAAAGTTTGGGGCGGACAGGCACGTCAGCATACCCGTTTTGTGTTCGCAGCCCGCGATTGAGGACCTGGCACTTTTGGAAGATCGAGAAATACGGCCCGTGGACGGCTTATTTGCACAGGCCATTGATGACACTGCTGGTGATGTGGATAACATTATCCTTGGCGGCTACCGATGCGGATGTAGGTTGAAACCATGTTGACAGAAGAGGACAGAATAGTTGTGGCAGATGCGCCGGACAATGGACGACAAGTCGGCGAGGAATCAAAACGCAAACGGGAACCGCGTTTTATGTTCAAGCCTGCCTGGGATGAGCGTATCTTCGGCCTGTGGGCGGGCTTCTGGGTCTGGCTGCTCATCGGAAGCTTTGAAAACCGTAAGGCCGTCCGTCGCATGCGCATTCTACGATGGCTGGGCATTGGTACTTACGGTCTCATTCGTTCGTTCCTTACCGCTTTTTTCAGCCGAAGAATCAACGACGCCGCGTGGCAGAAGCGCATGGAAAAGTGCCTTTCGTGCGAGCGGCTGATTGTGGAAGTGCGGAAACGCGATGCCAGCAAACGGCTATTCTGCGCTCAATGCGGCTGCCCGAACTGGTTCATGTCGGCATTGACACGCAAGAACAGATACAAGAAATGGTATTGCCCGATGCGCAAGCATGAAGGACAATACCCGGAGCAAGTGCTTGAACGAGCGAGAGAGGGATGGATAATAGTCAGCACCGAGAAGTATAGAGATGGCTACTGAACATACGTGGATAAGTACGACAGGTGACTGGGGCAGCATTGCATCATGGTCTAGCGGTCAAGTGCCGGGTGCCGGTGGTATCGGCACGGATACGGCCATATTCTCCGGTGCTGCCAGCAATCAGAGTGCTATCACCAATCTGGATCGGGTTGCTGCATTCGACAATATTCTCAAGCGCATCGTTATCAGAAGCGATTACATAGGCAACATCGGCAGTTCGGGCAATTACCTGAAACACGCGCTCAATTCCTCGACAGATCCCAAGTCGCGCCTTATTCATCGTGGTAGCGGAAGTGTCTATTTCAATCACAATGCAGGCGATATTGGTGATGTTGTTCTTGATTCGCTTAATGTCGCATCAGCCCTTTTCCTTGATGGCGTCATCAGGCATCTATATATCAAACGCGGCTTCTGCCGCGTTGTGGCCGGCTTACAATGGGTCGCGTCCAACTTTATCGTCGTGCATAACGGTCATCTGGTTGTTGACGCTAGTGCCTTTGGGAACTGGAGTACTTTCATTCAAACCGGCGGTTATGTCGAATGCTTGCGCGATTCACTGGGTGGCACAGCTATATTATCAGGTGGCTTTACCAAGATGACGGGACGATTGCTAGATGGGCAAAGCTTACACGTGCAGCCAGGCGGCATCCTGCAATATGCTCCAACGGCAGCACTCGGCTCCGCACACAATCCGTTCATCGTATGTCATGGCCTTTTGGACTTGTCGAAGTCATTGCAGCAGTTACAGCCGAGTTCCTTAATCATCGGAGAGACGGGGGCCGTCATCGGGAGCTTGATCGATCCCGTTGTTACGCCACTTGCTGCACATATCGATCTTCGAGAGGAGTATCCATAATGAAAGCTTTGTTGAAGTACTGCACAAGGAGAACGTGATATGGCCGACAAAATTCTTTCAGGACAAGACTGGAGCGTTGCAGGTAACTGGTCGCCCAGCGGCGTGCCGGTTGACAATGACAAAGCCGTCATTTCGCACACACTGCAATCGGACGTCAACGCCGGACTCGATCAGAGCGGCATTGACTTGGACTTGCTTGAACTACCAGCGGCCTATTCGCGGTCGCTGGGCAGTACGGGCAATACTCTGCGCCTTGCTGCGGACATCATCAAGCACTTCGGCAGCGGACCGATGTATTTCGAGGCTTCCGCCGGAGGCGTTGCGGACATCACCGATGAAATTCTCTTGCAATGCGCCAATCCCGGGGTGGTTGTAGAAGTGGGAAGTGAATCGGGCGACGCCGGGAACGTGTCAGTCATTGTAGCCAACCGCGTTTCGTTGCTGATCAAGGCTAACATTCTTTTCGAGAACACGCTCGGTCAATTGATCGTTGGTTACGTAAACAATCCATCCAGTGATGTGCGAATCAAGATCACCTCCGGCGCTGATACCTTGCCGGTGCTTGATCAAGGCGGCGGCCTGGTCGAATCCGAAGGTGCTATTACGGCGGCTCGCGTGGCGAACGGGACGCTCATCCAAGACGTGCAGCCTATAACGACGCTGGACATATTCGAGGGTGGCAACGTCATCTACAATCACTCGGTCTTGACCACCGTACGTATTCATCCGGGTGGCGTCTTGGACTTGATGCAGAACGCGAAATACAAAACGATCACAACGGCCATTGTCTATCGCGGCGGAACATTGAAGTATGATAGTCGTGCGAGCAGCTTGCACACCATTACCACGCTGACGGATTACAACCGGCTTACGCAAGAGGGCAATTGATGGCGATCAGCCCCCGAGCGCTTCATGTATTCCGTGACAATGGCGACGGCAATATGGGGGACGTGTCGAATCGCACGAGCAAGGCACGTTTCACGCTGGATGTTGAAAAGTTCGCGCTCGCCTTCGTCCGTTGCCGTTTCGTAAATGGTACGGGCACAGCTTCTATGAAACTGCGTTTGGATCATCCGTTGGAACTCACCTTCCAGGCCGGCAGCGAGAGCTTGTACGATTTCACGTTGTGGCAATGGGACACGATGGGCACGACCGGCACCGCAACGCTGAATGACAGAACGCCGGAAGATGAATTGCATCATTGGACGTTTGAACGGGGAAACGTGCTGGTCATCGAATGGACGAACCCACAAGCCGGCACCATGCGCTGGGCACTGGAAGTCGGCCTTCTCGATCGTAGCGGTGAGTAACGATGCCACCACGTACCGATTACGTTAAACACGACAAGGTATCGGAAGCCCAAGACCAGTCCTACCATCCCAAGACGGCAGGTGATTGGACAACGCAACCGGCGACAGTTGCCGATGCTCTGGATATTTTGAAAGCCGGTGGCGGCGGTGGAGGCATAAGTCGTGCTTATTCGGACGTCACAGATGGCACGACGACGGCTCAGTCCGTAGGCACGGACACGCTCAAGATCAGAACATCAGACGCCGCCCTGCTGGCCGTGGCCGTCGCCAACGACGATCCCACGCACGGCGACAATGTTCTTCTAACACCCAGTGCCCAACTTACGCGAGCTGTTTCGGCGTTCGGCGGTGCGGATCGCGTTCTGGTGGCTGGTGGCGCGGACCGCACCATCGTCGATCGGGCGGTGACCATCGACGGCAGCGCCGACGTGCGGGCGATCAACTCGTTGCGACTCAACACGGCCTCCGGTACCCGATCCATCTTCGACAGTGCCAATAACGAGATTCTCGACCTGACGACGGTGGGCTCAGCCGTGAATGAATGCGTCATTGAAAATGCCATAACCAATCTCCCACCAACACTGAGGGTGGCCGGCAGTGATTCTAGTATCAATCTACAATTCTTGGTCAAAGGCTTGGGATGGATCGATTGCAACATACCCACCGTTCTTCATTTGCCTCGCGGTATTACTGGCAACCGTCCGGTTTCATCCGACAACGGAATGATCCGGTACAACACGTCTACCAACAAATTCGAAGGCTATCAGGCCGGCGCTTGGGTTGATCTGGCAGCGGGCACGATTGATCACGGCTCTCTGGGCGGGTTGGGCGACGATGACCATATTCAGTATCCCCTGCTCGCCGGCCGATCCACCGGCCAGACGATCATCGGCGGAACGGCATCCGGTGATGATCTCAAGCTCCAGAGCACCTCGCACGCCACCAAGGGCGACGTGGAAGTCATTGATGCCTTCAAAATCGACAAACAGGCGTACTACGATGAGGAAGTCGCCAACACGTCCTCCGGCGGGGCCGTCACCATCAATTGGACAAACGGCAATAAGCAGAAGCTAACGCTGTCCGAGAATATCACCTCGATTACCTTCACCGCGCCATCCGGCCCGTGCAACCTGGTGCTGCGCATCATTCAGGATAGCACCGTTCGCACCGTAACCGGCTGGCCTGCGGCTGCGAAGTGGCCTAGTAACGCAATCCCGGTCATTACTGCCGTTGCGTCGAAAGTGGATGTGCTGACGTTTTATTTCGACGGCACCAGCTATTACGGTGCCTACCTGCAGAACTACTAAAAACGTACTAACTCCGGGAGCATTAGTATTTCCATCCAGCTTTTGTGCAACGGAACGGAGGACCTTGCCGGAACGGGCACCAGCACGATGGCTGCCTTCGGCAATCGGGTGTGGAATGCCGCCTTTTCTGAAACGGTGTTTCCCGCACCGGGCACGTTGAGCCGCCTTCGTATCTTTTTGGAAAACGCAGTCGGTCCGGGTGAGTCTCGGACGTTCACTCTACGCATCAATGGCTCGGATACGGCGCTTACGGTCACGATCCCCGCGGGTGCCATCGAGGGCGAAGACCTTACAAATTCGGTGTCCGTTGTTGCGGGCGATCGGGTGCAATTACAGCAGACGGTAGTTGGCGTCACGAGCAATTACGCCGCCTGGTCCATGCGTTGGGTGCCGACTACCGAAGATTACACCGTCATGTGCTTAACCACCGATACCACGAAATTGGCGTCCGGTGCTGCAAGCAGCCAACATCTGGTTCCATCAGGCTGCCAACACGGCCCATTGGCGACGACTTCGGATATCGGCCAAAGAGTCTATTTCCCAACCGGCGGCACACTTCGTTCCATGTACGTAAAGCTGTCCGCGGCTCCGGGCACGATATCCGGGCGAACTCGCACGTTCACGCTGGTAAAGAACGGAACGGATACCGCCTTGCAGGTCGTCATCGACGGCAATACAACAACCGGAAATGATACAACCAATCCGTAGCCGACGGCGATTACGTCTACATCAAATCGGCGGTCGGCAGCCTCAGCGTCACGGCAGCCTGGGTCACTATTGGATTGGTATTTGAGCCGACGGTAAAAGGCCGATTTCTCGTGCCTTCGGCGGGCGATGCATTACTGCCCACGGACACCGCCGCCCGCGATCGGCATCCGTGCACCGCGGGCGCAGGATGGCTTGCGATTGATAGCCGTGCGTCCGAATCACGCGGCCAATTCATGCGCCTGCACCGCTGGCGAGTTCATCTGACTTCCGATCCGACAGGTATCGGCACTTGGAGTTTAGTTTCGATGGGTGGCGGCTCTGAGGGTTTATATCTTGTTTTCGCACATGGCGAATTCGACAAGGCCGTATCGGAAGAAAGGATTCTCGCCGACGATGAACGGCTGTTTATCAGGTGCTTCCCAATTAACATCGGCGATCCGGCCCTCAATAAGTCCAGGGCTTCGGGCACACACGAATGTTCCGTTGCATTTCTTCACGAAGGTCAGCACGGAGTCAATATCTGATGCCTCCCGTTGAATTCAAGAGTCCCGACGGTGGCGTAACCGTAGATAAGGATGGAAACGTCCTGGTTGATCCGGACAAAGAGGGGCTGCCGAAGTCCCTATTGTCGTCGAGCTTCATACCCGAAGAGAATGATGTAGCAAGGGAAGCCGCCGTCCACTTCATCCACGAGAACGTTGTTGAATTGCCGGGCCGTTCAGAGAAGGTTGTTTGGTTGTACAGGATTCCCGTAAGCTTGACTCGGATGACGCCGTAGGTACGCTGGAGTCTTGGCCGAGAGATGGCTGAGTACGATCTGGGAGACTTTCGATAACCAATCGCGGTAAACAGATCGTTCAGACTGCCAATGGGTGGCTCATCAAGGTCATCTTCGTTGCCATGCTGGGTTATCTCAGCCTATTAGCTACGGCCATGAGCAAGTCGCTTACTGAAATCATGCAGCGCATGTCAATCGCGGAAACACAGATCGCGGCCTTGAACGTGAACCTGGAGAGAATGAACGAAAGGTTCGACCTGTACTTCGGGAACTGGAAATATCGGATACCGGATAGGATTGAGCAACCGTGAATCCGAAACCAGAAGACGTGGTTTTCATTGTAAGCCGGATTATTTCCATCATCCGCATCGCGACACGGGCGATGGAGTGTGTCATTGTCAAAAGTTACGGCCCGCTGAGGAACACGCTCGGCGAGATCGAAAATGAGTGCATTTCAATTCGCCAGGCGCTCGATATGGATAAAAGCGGCATATAATCCTGTGATCCGCCAATAGGCGGCGGGTGCAGGGCTTGCGAGCCCGAAGAACTACGCAGGATTTCGGCACGGTGGTTGTCGTGACCGAGACGCTTGTGCAGTCGGCTCACTAGAGTGCCCCTGGGGAATGCGGATCGTAAAACGTGGTGACAATCCCGCCGCCTATTGTTTGTCGTGCATGCATGGGAGGATGAGTCAAGCCAGCAATGGACGTACGCGGAAACGCGGGCGTTTTTCATCGAATTGTGTCTTCATCGAATGCGAGAGCTTAATGATCGACGGCCTTTGGATGCGATCGCCGATATCGTCTCCCGCATTCGATCCGTTCTGGATGGTAAATCCCGTGGGCGAAAGCCCGAGCTTGAATACGGTGGGGGAGCAGGAATGGACTCTCACCCGTACGTCGTATTTCATGTTGATGTCTGGAAACAAATTCGACGATTCGTCCAAGGGATTGCCGCTTCGGTAGGTATTGAGCTATCTTATCGCCGACGCTACGATTTAGGTCGCGAACGAATCATCGTGGCTTTTCGACGAAAGGGAGAACATGAGCCGATGCTTGTGCTGGAAGAGGAGGAGGACGGAACAACTACGAATCATGTCCCCTCAAGCAAGGGAAACCTACGAAAAAATCCGAGAATTACGCGACGCCACTGGCGCCTTGGAGTTCGACATCTGCAACGAACTTCGAAAATTGCGCGGCGAAGGCGAAAATGAACATACACTTAACCCAGTTCCGTAAAACGCGATCACTCGGCGGCGAATCCGCATCCAGTCACAGTTCCCGAGTTCCCCACAGGGTTTCCCAGTACAAAGCCAAAGCTTTTGCTGATTGATAGAATGCGTCCTCTAGTGTTTCTCGTTCCTTGTTGCCGGTGATTGGGCCGAATAAATCCGATTCTTCAACCATCTCTTGCACCAATTTCGGTAACATATGACACAGAACGCAGAGATCATTTGCAGCAGCTTCTAGTGCATATTTCAAAATTGTTCTCTGGACATTCCCGTAATCGTCGGAATCTGAATCACAGTCGAACTTCTCACTATTCATTTCAATGCTGAAGCCAGGACCGCTAATCCGAACCGCAAATGGACTATCTGTTGATAAGTCAGATTTCATCCTTCGTTATCTCCTCTTCGCACCGTTCGCATCGTTCCGGCGTGCTCAACTCGTCGCAGTGCACGCAGTATTCTCGCCCGCAGCGACAACGCTGCGTTTCTTCGTAGCAGATCAGACAGGTGTCTTTCGGATGGATCGCGTACTTGCGTTTCATTTCTTGTTGAAGTGCTTATCGGCGAGGCCTTGTAGAAGGCGCTCCGTACGGTCCGGTTTCCCCATGCGGCCCTCGGCAATTCCCCTCGAACGTATCAGGCGTTTTACGTTTACGGTATCCGTTGCGGCTTCCGTTGGATAGCTTTCTATTGCCGCCATAACCCGCAACAGGGCGTGCTTTGTTGCCCTCCGCGAGCGCTCGGTCCACGCCGTAGTAAGACCCAACACCAACAAAGCCACGCCCCCTCCGGCTTCCTTGCCGTTCACCGTATAAAACGTCTGCCGCACGTTTCCGCCGGCGGTAACGTTTGATTTCGTGCTCCCGTTGATTCCGCCCCAGCGCACGCCGAAGGGCACCGTGATCGCCGGCTTCTCAACGTGGATCGTCGAGCGGTCCATGCCCTTAGCGGCACATCCGTAGGCGTACATCGCGATGGGGAAGATCAAGGCCAGTACGCCGAACCATTTCACGCTCATCGCCAGTGCTCGCTATTGGCGGCGGCAGGAGTTGAACCTGCAAATTCCGGGTTATGAACCCGGCGGGATACCATTTCCCTACGCCGCAACGGTCGGGGGTGTCGTCGGACACACTACATCCGACATCTCCGCTGCAGCAGCGAATGATCGATCATTTACCACAAACGGCATGCTTGTGTTCTTGCACCAGACGTTCCCCCGTCTTATTGCTCCCGCCGTGGATCTGGCACCGTGGGGAGCGGCACGGCTTTGGAGTCAGAGGCTCACTCTGCCGGGTTCACAACCGTCAATGCCCGGATGCCCTTCGCCTCATCACGGCTTAGCCTGCAAAGCGTACGACCATTCGTATCGGAGCGGCTCATGGTACAGGCGTCGGTACAACTGGGATTGGTTCCGCCGGCTCCGCCTTAACGAAGGGTGATTCAAGAGAAAGCGTTAATTCAGATTCCGGTGCCCCCGTGCCCGCCGTGCTTACGTGGCCGAAGGAAATAGTCGTCCCGAAGCTGAACTCGAACTTCCCGTTATCCCTTGTTTTCATCCCCATGTTTTGCGTGCAGCCTGCGAGAAGAATCACCGCCCCGGCGACGATGCACGCGATCACGACAAACGCGGGCCAGGCAGTCCCGTCCTTGATGGCTAGTTCATTCGTCCTCTTCATCATCATCGTCCTTTTCGTCATCGTCCATCCCGTCCTTATTCTCCAGATCCTCGTCGCGTAATTCGTCTACTTCGCTCATTAGATTCTCCAAAAAAAGGCCGCGCCATCCAGCGCACGCTTTTTGGAACGGATGTAATCATTCATCCCACGTACGGGTACTGGCGCGGCTATAGACGCCTTCAACCACCCAATGCGGTAAGTAGTGCTTGGATGAAGTCGAGCAACGGCTTGAGAAACGCAATCAACCACAGCATCGCAATACCCTTTCAAAAAACATCCAAAAAGGCCCCCGCCCTTTCTATATCGGGCCGAGCGGGGGCCTCGGAGGGGAAAGAAGCCACATAAGTCTACCTCTTCGGTTTATCGGGGCAAGCCTTCCGCGATTGCTTTCCTTCGCAACCCTCCTTCGCTTGGATGCATGTCGACAAGTGGCTAACGTGGCCGCCGTTGGTCGTTAACCCGCGATGCTGGGCCCGCCAAGCTTCCTGGCGATCAGATCCAAAAAATTCGGGTTCAAGCTCATATTCACCCTCAGGCTGCGGCTCCGCGTCGAACGGGTGCGGCTTGCCTTTGAGCAGAGCCCAGATCAGTTCGGACCCGCAGCTTGCACAATGATCGATCATTGCTGAAGCTCCCACTCGTTTTCGCAGTGGATCAGGGTGCAACAGCAAAACGCCACGCACCCGCAGTTTTGTGCAAGGGCGAGCCATGCAGCTTGGCCTGGCGTCGGTCTTCCACGCACCTTGCACTCCACCCCTATGAACTGCCCGTCCTTCGTGTACCCGATGATGTCCGGGCTGCCCTTGGCGCCGTATCGGATGAAACGTCGCTTGCCTTTGTGCGTGAAGCTCGCAGCACCTGTGTTATTCCGCCACACATGGCAGCCGTTCCTTTCGAGGAATGCGATGCACTGCCGGATGAGCACGGCCTCGGTAAACTTAGGGATGCCGCGTTGTTTTGCCACGGTCACTTCTCTTCGATAGCCTCCAGCAAGCGATCTAAGCGATAAAGCCGCTCTCCGCTCAGGCCACGGGCAACAAACCGCCAAACCCCTAACAACTCCGGTGTCATGGCTGGCGCACCCATCATTCTCGCCAGTCGGTGTTCGATCAAGCACGTCCATCTCTCCCGTTCCGCCGTCGCTTTTTCGCTCATGCGGCAGTGCATCGTCGAACTATACACTCGATATTGATCAGCCAAGGAGCCATTGATCCTAAATTTTCACTCATTGGATTTTGCTTTCAAAAGATACAGCACGCCGGAATGATCTTTGTTCATCACCAGTCCGATCGCCGGATAGCTCCACCCGGCATCACGCAGGATGCGTGCAAGTTTCCGGCGCATGGTTACCACCGATTTATCACGAACTCGGCCATCAGTAGTCACACAGGGGTACGCATGAGCGCCAGATTGTATGAGTGCCTCGCGCAATGTTGCGAGAATGCCGCTCGCTTGCTGCGGATCATAAACGAGTTGAAGCAACGCACAGAGCACCTCGGTGCGCAGGACCGTTTTTCGCTCGTTACTCGCCACTACGCTCCTCATCATCAACAATGGATGTTGCCATTGCCAGTTCAGGCGTCGGTGGGATCCGTTTCCCAAGTTCGATGGTCAGCGTTTTCTTACACATGGCATCGTAATCGGTGTGCCAGGCCGTGGGCGCCGGCTCCCATACTTCTCGATCCCGGAATTCCTTACCCTCAGCGAAAGAACGATCCCGGCGCGTAACATAATCGTCGTACTCGGCCTTTTTCTTCTCGTAGGCCTGCACCCGCTTCGAGCACGTCATGCGGTGATCGAAGTCCTTCCGTTCGAGCACGATGGTGAGTGTGGGTCCATCTTTCAGGCGACAGCACTGATATCCCGCGATAACGGAAATGCCCTCTTTTCGTGGCACACGGAAATTATGAATCGGAGTTAAGATGCCCTGGATCACTTGTACGGCGAATTCATCGCCTTGATAAACCAAGTAAGGGGGCGCAAAAAATGCCACCAGCGGATGCCGCTCGGCGATCACCTGCACGCCGCGGTAGCCGATTTGGAACTTTGCTTCGGTCCCGTAGGGGATCAGGTGTGCCATATTGCTGTCCGATTCGGGATAGAGGCCCAGCCGGGCGCACTTATAGACGGCTCGGAAAAGCGATTCGTTCGTACATCGGCCCAGTGCTTCGTTTGTTCTGAGGCAGTACAAGAAACTGCTTTTCAAACGTGCATAGTCGATGTACTGGCCGCAAAATGGTTCGATGTGCGCCTTGTGCCGCTCGATGTAATCGACGATGCCTTGCAGGGCGACCATTTCAGGGACGCGGCCGTGCTGCAAAGGTGCTGCCTTCGGCTCGGCCTTCGCCAGGGGAGTCTGGCTCGGAGGCGGCGTCACGGACGGTTGCGGTGCCGGCTTGGCCGGCACGGCCGCAGGTACGTTGGTTGACGGCGTTAAAAGATCGTTGACTTCTGAATCGTGCGGAATCGGTTCAATTCTCGCCATGCGAATTATCTCCTGATGGGTTGCGACAGTTCACAATAAACATCCACCCCGGGCACGCACGCTGCCTCTTTCATTGAGCGAACGTACGCACCGAGTTTTTTTTCGTCTGGAGTGCAGAACTGTCTTGGGACAAGATTCTCGTCAAGGATGCGAAATTTCCACAGCTTCATGTAGGAGACGCCATCCGGCTTGGGCGCCTCCTTCGGCATAACGATCGGCGGCGGCGTGACCGGGCGCTCCAGTATCTCCGCGGCGCCCTCCCTGTCGCCCATGCGCTCCGCTTCCACGGCCATCGCCAGCCGCCGATCCTCTTCCTCTTTGCGAGCTGCCTCAAGCGCCTCGCGCCGTTTCCGTTCCGCAATGCGGTTCTGTTCCGCCTGGTATTCAGACATCTTCCGACCGATGATCTCGCACGGCTCTTCATACATGCGCACGACCGTATCCCGCGTTTTCACGGCGGCCTTATGCGCAGCAGCCGCAGCTTTGCACTGCGGATCCAAATACTCGAACGCTTGATCTCTTCGCCGCTTGAACTGCACATGCAGTTCGGCAGCAGCCAGATAATTTTCCTGGTTGGCGATGATGAGTGCCCTCGCCCGCTGAACCGCGAGGCTCACTTCGCGTTCGTCGCCTCGTGGATCGAATGGCATGGTTATGCTGGTGCCCGCTGTCGTAGTCATTCCGGAATTTCTCCTTCCTTTTGTTCGATGAGGAAATCGTATTCGTCCCGTGCCACACGGTTCAAATTCTCAAGCTTCATCCGTGCGACACGAAGACAGGATATGAAATCCACATCCGCTTGATACCTGCTGAACTTGTCCGCCATGCGGAAATCACCGTTCGGTAAAAGGTAGACGATCTCGTAAACCGTTAATGGATCCTTGCCCCCCAGGTTCGCAACCAGTCGTGAATATCCCGCCGCTTGCAGCCGGTGCCACGGCTGCTGCGTCCCGGTTTTGCGTTCTATCAGGAATCTTCGCACGTGGTCCGGCGGTGGGCCTTCAAATACGACATCGGGGGTGCCGAACACCTTCAGCTTGTCATCCCGGAATTGGTGCTCGATGTAGATGGGTTTGTATCCGGGGAATGCTTCTCTCCATTTCTTCCAGGCTTTCACTTCCGGCGTTTGCAAAAACGGCTCTTCCCCTCGGTCTACCGCTGCACAAGCCTGGTGTACCGCAGTGCCCCGTTCCGCTGCTGCATCGTTGAAATAGCGATCGTCGATGACGCCCGCGATCCGCAGGACTTCGGTTACAGAAAGCCAGCCGTTAGGGTCCATGTTGATTCCGTACCCCCTCAGCCCACTCCCTCGTAGAGCCGCGGGAGCTGCACATGTTGTACGCAGCCGAAGGCGGATCGCCGGTGGCGGCCCGCTCGATAACCCCCTCAGCCCACTCCCTCGTAGAGCCGCAGTATTTGCACATCAGGTACGCAACAAAAGCCGGATCGCCGGTGGCGGCCCGCTC